TGAAGGAGCCGAGGTCCGCGGCGAGCTGCACCATCGCCTTCGACATGTCGGCGGACGCCGCCTCGGACAGGCCGAGCGCCTGGGTGAAGTTGCCGAACGTGCCGAGGGCGTCGAGGGCCGACGCCTCGGCCATGCCCATCGAGGTCGCCGCCTCGCCCGCGAAGGCGCGCACGTCCTCGGACATCGTCTCGAAGACGACGCCGACCTTGCTGTTCGCCTCCTCCCAGTCGGACGCCGCGCCGATGGCCGAGGTGATGCCGTCCACGACCGAGCCGATGCCGGACGTGATGGCCGAGGTCGCGGAGAGGCCCGCGCCAAGCCCGAGCCCCGTCGCCGCCGCGGACCCGAACGACTTCAGCTTGCCCTGCGCCGTGTCGACGCCCTTCGTGAACTCCCGCGCGTCGAGGCCGAGGGTGGCGTAGAGCCTGGCGATGGGGCCCGGCATCAGTTGGCGCCCTCGATGAGCCGGCGCAGCTCGTCGGACATCGCGTCGAGCATGTCGCCCTTGACCGAGTCGAAGGCCGGGCGCAGCGTCGGGACGGCCGCGCGGCTGCGGCCGGCGATGGTGACGCCGGCCTTGAACTGGGCGAGGCTCCGCGTCGTGCTGCCGAACTCGTACCGCGGCGCGTACTCGCGCGGGTGCGACTCGCCGGCCGAGAGGGCGACGTCCTTGGCGAGGGACACCAGGCCGGTCGCGCCGCGCTTGCCGGGCCTCGCGGTCGCCTCGATGGCCTCGGCGTAGTGCGCGGTGCCGGGGCCGGTGCCGATGAGCGACCGGACGTTGCCGCGCCACGCCTCGGCGAGCACCTCGCCGCCCGCGAGGGTCGCCCGCTGGAGCATGTCGTCCCTCGTCGCCTTCTCGATGTTCGCCAGGGCGCGCGCCAGCTCGGGGCCGCCTCGGATGTAGGCGCGCGTCGACACGGCGCCCTCGCGGCCGCGGAGGACGCCGCTGCGGGTCCGCGTCGTGAAGCGCGCCATCAGCCCGCCAGCCTCGCCTTGCGGTTGCGCTCGAACGTCGCCATCGTCGCGGCGAAGGCGGCCTCGCGCTCCTGCCTCGACGGCGCGTAGGGGTCGGGCAGGAAGTCGTCCACGGCGTAGGGCCGCGGCTTCGCCTTCGGGTCGCGGTGGACGTTGGCGAGGAGCGTGAGCAGGGCGGCGAGCAGGTGCGTCGTCATCTCGGCGGGGTCCGGCTCCAGTCTCTCGAAGGCGAGCGACTCGGTGAACTCGCGCGAGGTGAGCCGCTCCTGCACCTCGCGGGGGCTGAGGAGCCCCGAGCGCCGGGCCAGCCTCAGCCAGTGGCGGCGCTCGGGACGGCTTTTAGGTCGGCGGTGATCCCGTCCACGTCCTCCTGCCGTACTGCGCTGAGCCGGACGGCGACGTCGAAGACGCGCTGCAGGGCGACGGAGGACTTCTCGCCCAGGGCCGCGACGTCGCCGTCCGAGAAGAGGAGGGCGCCGTGCTCGTCCACGATCGCCACGGCCGCGTAGGCGGCGCGGAAGTCGCCCGAGCGCCCGAGGTCGAGCCTCCCCTTGGAGTCGGTGAAGCGCGCCTCGATGCCGTCGCGGGCGCGCCCGGTGAGGCCGCGGACCATGACGGCCCCGCCCCACTCCGGCACGTCCACGACCTCGGTGGCGACGTCGCGCGCCGCGAGTATCTGCTCGCGGGTGAGGAGCGAGGGGTGCGCGCCGTTGGCGCCGGCCTCCTCGACCGGCGCCTCGGCGCTCTGCTCGTGGAGCCTCGTGGGCATCAGCTACCCCAGTCGAGGACCGGCTGCGCGGTCGGCCGGATGGTGACGTCGACCATGTTGATGTCGGTGACGGCCGCGGCGAGGCCAAAGCTCGTCACGAAGCCGGTGAAGGTCGCGACGACGCCGTTCGTGTAGGTGACGACGTAGCTGTCGATGCTGCGGGCCGCCCAGGCGGTGTACAGCGCCTCCTGGCCGGCGGCGCCGGGCACGGCGTTCATCGGGAAGCTGATGCTGCCCCACCGCTTGATCGTGGGCAGCACCTCCTCGCCGAAGCCCGGCGAGTCGTGGGAGGTGACGTCCACCTCGTCGGTGCTGAACTCGAGGCCGCTGATGTCGCGGACCTCCTCGAGGGGGGTGCCGTCGATGGTGATGATCGCGCCGATGGCGGCGACGGCGTCGGACATGGTGTCTCCCTTCCTAGCTGGCCGCGGTGCGGTGGCCGATGATGAGGTCCTGGGTGACGCGCCAAAGGTCCGGGGCCTCGTCCCGGTCGTCGAGGCGGATGTCGGGGAGGACGGAGTCGACCTCCACGTCCCCCCAGGGGCCGCGGTAGCCCACCGCGAGGGCGCGAAGGTCGTCGCAGAGCGTCTCGGCCTCGTCGTAGGTGCGGCCGTAGCACTCGAACTGGACGCGCGTGTCGCTGCGCTGCGCGCCCGTGTGGGCCGGGTGGTCCTGGGCGGTGGCGTGGCTGATGGTGGGCACGTCGGAGACGACGCGGTACGTCATGGCCGGCAGCAGCACGCGCTGCGGCAGGGCCAGCGGGTAGACCTCGACGCCGAGGCCGGCCTCGAGGAAGTCGCAGATGCCGGCGCCGAGGCTCACGCCTCGTACCTCGACGGCTCGGGGAAGCGCGACCGCAGCAGCCGCGCCAGCGCGGGGAAGGTGGCGTCCGACGACGACAGGAAGGGGCCGGCGGGGATGGGGTCGGAGCGGCGCCTGACCTTGACGTCGGGGCGCTGCTCGCCCGTCTGCCCGGTCAGGTTGCCGTACATCGTGCGCCACTCGGGGACGGCCCGGCCCGCCAGCGTGGCGAGGACGTCGGCGAGCTGCCGCCGCGCGACGACGAGGGGGACGTGGAGCGCCCACGACAGCGGCGCGGGATGGCCGAGGGCCAGCAGGCGCCCGAGCGCGAGGCGCAGGGGCCCGGCCAGCACGCCCGCCAGCGGGCCGGCGTGCCAGGACGGCACCTCGGTCGGCTCCATGACGTAGAAGTCGTCGTTGAAGACGGTGAAGGAGTCGTCGTCGATGGCCTCGCACGCCCGCGCGAGGTGGTCGACGGCGTTGCGCTGCGGCGAGCCCGTGCCCTTCGAGGGGACGTGCTCGACGTTCGTCACCCAGGGCGGCGTGTGGCCGACGATGACGACGCGCCCGTGGTCGAGGTTGGCGAGGCTCCTGAGGCTGTAGCGCAGCTCCTCGTTGCGGTCGCCGGGGCGGACGTAGTACGCGATCGTCACGAGCCGGCCCCCGCGTCGGCGGCGATGCGCTCGACCTCGACGATGGTGGCGTTCGTCGCCTGGCTGCCGTACAGCACCGGGCGTTGAACCTGCGTGACCTGGAGGGGCTCGGCGACGTGGGACGTCACGGCGCGCATGTCGCGCCCGACGAGCCTGTCCCCGGCGATGACGATGGTGAAGCGGTCCTCGTCGAGCACCATGCGCTCGGCCTGCGCGTCGCCCTCGCCGAGCGGGACGGGGATGACGCGGGCGGGAAGGTCGACGAGGTCGTCCGCCTCGGCCCAGGTGAGCACCACGCCGCCAGATGGCGTGCGCGCCTGCGTCGGGGACTCGAACGTGACCGTGTGGGGGTAGCGCATCACCAGACGCCGATGTTGGGTGGCCGCAGCGAGGCCAGGATGGCCTCGCGGAAGGCCCTGTAGTCACCGGGGTCGCTCGTGGCGTACTGCTCGCTCCACGGCCCCACGGTGATGCCCGACAGGCCCGGGGTCGCGTTCAGGGCGAGGTCGCAGAGCGCGTAGGTGATGCGGTCGCGCTCCGCCTCCTCGGAGTAGGCGGTGTACTCGGCCTCGACGTAGCCCGTCCAGGACGACGGCTCGCCCGAGGAGAGGCGGCGCAGGTAGCGCCCCCCCGGCCAGATGGCGTAGTCGTCCTCGTCGAGCGTGGTGCCGCCCTCGATGACGGAGGCGACCTCCTCGGCCCGGCGACCCAGCTTCACCCACTGGCCGAAGGGGCGCAGGTACTCGGTGACCGGGTCGGACGGCCCGTACCGGTTGGCGATGGCCTCCAGGGCCGCGTCGAGCGCGGCCTGGAGGTCGGCGTCGGACGGGCCCGGCCCCACGTGGGCGCGCAGGGCCGCTC